CAGAAAAAGGTTTAGAGATGGAAGATGATTCTATTGACTACTTTTCTGAAGAGCTAGACTTAGGTTTCTTAGCTAAGAATACTGTAAAGTATCAGAATGAGTTTATGACAGGTACTCCTGACTTAATACATAACGGTGTTATTATTGACATGAAGAATAGCTGGGATCATTGGACTTTTCCTCTGTTTGAAGATAAGATTCCTACTAAGGACTATTATTGGCAGCTACAAGGATATATGGCACTAACTACCCTAAAAAAAGCAAAGTTAGTTTATACTCTAATGGAAACGCCAACGGATCTGTTAAATCAATGGACAGATGTTCCTTACGAGTACGATAACTTAGATGCTAAGTACAGAATCAAAGTATTTGAGGTAGAAAGGAATGATGATGACATCCAGAAGATATATGATAGAGTTGAAGAATGTAGAGAATATATAAAAACCTTAAATACAAAAGTTAATGAAGAACAAAACTCCTTATGTAGTTAAAGACATTTTAGAAGATGTCTTAGATACTGTTGTTAAAACTAGAAACACTTCTTTAGATACTAAGGCTCATGCTGCAAAGATGATTCTTTATAGAGATTATAACATAGATGTTTCTATTACTACACTTAGAAGAAGGTTAAAACTAAGAGGTGAAGTATAATAACAGATCTATTTTTATGTGTACATTTATTTTTCAGATAAATACTGGAACTAAATATATACGTTCTAAGGTTATTAGAAAAGCTAAAGGAGTTATCGCTAAGGGAAAAGACTTAGATGCTCTTAGAAACGATGTTAGAGCCATTAAATCAGCTCTTAGGATACTAAAAATACCTTATGACAATAAGAAGTGGGAATTAAAAGAAGTTATTATTGAAAAATATTTGTCACAAAGTTTCGTTGATGAATAAATTATTATTAAGTTTACAAAAAAATTGAAAGTATGAAAATTGGAAGTATTGAATATTTAACTCCACAAGAGTTTGCAGAGGCTAAAGGCTGTAGTCTAAAGAGTGTTTATAACTGGATAAACAATGGAGAGGATAGCGATGGCTACAAGGTAGTTACAGAGGTTATCTTAAAGAAGACAATGATTAACATAAATCAATATAAAGGGATTATGGTGGGTGCTAAATAGCATCTACCGAAACCTTTAAAGTATTAAACTCGTAAAACTACTATATTATGAATTTAGATGGATACATGACAGTATCTGAATATGCCGAGAAAAACGAAATAACCGTACAAGCAGTATATCAGAAGCTAAAAAGAGGAAACTTGAGATCAAGAAAAATTGGACAATTAACATTAGTTAAGGACTTATAAAAATTTATATAAACCGTTTAAACATTGAAACATGAATAATAAAATATTGTTAATAGAAGCTATTGAGTATCTTTATGAAACAGGACAGATGAAAGAAAGCGTTAAGAACAAATTACTTCAAATAATAAAACCAATGTAATGGAAGGCTGGATTAGTTTACAGAGAAAAATGCAAGAGCATTGGCTGTGGGAAGAGAATAGAGTGTTCTCCAAAGCAGAAGCATGGATTGATCTTCTTCTGTTTGTTAATCATGCTCCAAATAAGATAACTATTAAAGGCGTGATAATAGACGTAGAAAGAGGTAGTACCTGTAGGAGTTTAGAGACACTGTCAAAGAAGTGGAAATGGAGTACAAGCAAGGTAACAAGGTTTTTAAAACTGCTAAAATCTGATGGAATGATTAACTACGAAACGAAACGAGTAACGACATACATAACTGTCTGCAACTATGGGAGTTATCAAGGTTTACAAAACTCAGACGAAACGCAAACGAAAGTTAAACGAAACGCAGGCGAAACTCAGACGAATACAAACAATAATGATAATAAAGATAATAATGATAATATATCTTTACTGTCGGATGAGGTTGTCTGTTATCTTAATGAGAAGTTAAACAAGTCATTCAAAGCAACAGATAAAGTAAAAAGAATGATAGGGGCGAGAAGTAAGGATGGATACAAACTTGAAGACTTCAAAAAAGTAATTGATTCAAAATATGAAGAATGGATAGGTAAAGATAAAATGAAAAACTATCTTCGCCCTTCAACTTTATTTGGAACAAAGTTTGACGAGTATCATGGAGCAGTAACAGATAAAGAAGCAGAAGTAAAGTCTTGGAAAGAGAGAAATTCAAAACCAGTAGGAACAGTAAACGATATATTTTAAATATGAGCAACAAAGTAACAGTAACACCTAGCGTAATGAAGCCTAAAGATGTGCATCATGTTGGAATTGAAAAATCGTTTGAAAGAATAAGAGATGGAAAATCAAGGAAATCTGTAGAAGAAATAAGAAATTTACAGATATTGATGGATAAATGCGACCAATCAACAGAACAAGGAAAGCAAGATTACAAGGAGCTGAAGAAGCATAAGGACTCAATAAAAAGATCTTTACCATCTTGGTCTTACTCTGGAGTATTTGAAGGTAGAAAGAACGCTAACTGTCAGGAATCAAGTGGTCTTATGGTGTTAGATTTTGATGGTATTGATGTAACTTATGCCAAGAATGAACTAAAGAACAGAGATTATATCTTCGCAACATGGGAGTCGCCATCAGGCAACGGAGTAAAAGCTTTAGCTAAGATAAAACCATCTGTCAAAGACGAGGATTACAAGGCTGTCTACAAGCAAATAGAGTATGATTTAAAGTACTTAAACATAGACGAGGCGTGTAAGGATATATCTAGAGCTTGCTTTGAGAGTTATGATCCTGAGATCTACATAAATGACAATCCTAAAGAGTTTGAATTAACTCAGATTGACGTAATGGAGGGGATCAGAGGTATGATATTTAAGAGTGGTGAAGGTAAACTACATGACAGAAGATTAGCTGCAGGTAACTATGCTGGAGGACTTATAGCTGAAGGATTAATCTCTGAAGAAGAAGCATTAGCAGAGCTTAAAAAGGCTGTTATTGAGCATGGTACAACAGATCCAGAGATGGCTATGAAAGACCTGAAGGATGGTATAAAGAACGGTATGGGTAGACCATTACCTAAAGATATGATACCTACTATAGAAGCACCTAAAGAGACTATTTTAGACAAATACCCTGCGTTATCTTTTGTATCAAATATGCAAGATGACCTCAACTTTATACATAAGCTTAGAAGAGGAGAAGTAGAGATTGGTAAGCCAACAGGATACAAAGACCTAGACGAATACTTTAGATTTAAGGAAGGTAAATTTAATGTTATTATGGGTAGAGCCAATGTAGGTAAATCTTACATTGTATGGTTTTTGATGGCATTATCAAACAGACTTCATGGATGGAAATGGATCGTATTTTCAGGAGAGAATGAGTCGTTTTCTGTGAGGCAAGAGTTAGTTAAATTCATCTCAGGACAGCAAGTAGATAAGCTATCTGATTGGGAGTTAGAGAAGGTTATGGAGCTTGTAGATGAGAACTTTAAGATCATTAAGGTAAATGATTTAATAACAGCAGAGGATCTGTTAACACTAGCAGAGGAATTGATGAAGACAGGAGAATATAAAGGCATAATGATTGATCCTTACAACCACCTAAAGATACCAGCTAAGTACTCAACACAGCCTTATAACTATCACTATGAGACAATATCTAAGTTCAAGCAATGGAGTGGAGAAAAGAATTGTACGATCTTTTTAAATACTCACGTTGGTACTGTAGGAGCAAGGAAGGTACATCAAGATGGCGATTACAAAGGTCACCCTACTGTTCCTGAAAAGTTTGATATAGAAAATGGTGTGATGTTCGACAACAAAGCAGATGATTTTATCGTAGTACATCGTTACGTACAAATGCAAGGAAGAGAATACATAACAGAAATTCATGTTAAAAAAGTTAAAGAAACATGGAGTGGAGGTAAACCAACACCTTTAGAGTCTCCTGTTTATCTGGAACTAGCTAATAAAAATGGTTTTGGAAGTTTCTACGATAGTTATGGTGTTTCTCCATTGCAAGAAAAATATATGGATTGGAAGATTGGACTACAAAAACAATTATAAAAACTTTGTAAATTAAAAAAGAATAACGTACTTAGATGTACAATTAAATCAAATCAAAAAATGGACGAACAGACAAAAAACAAATTAATTGCCGAGCTGCACAGAAAGCTAATCGTAGACTCAGCAGACGCATCTACAACTTTAGAAATTAAGATGTTAAAAGCAGAGTACGATAAGAACATCAAATTAGTGAATGAAGGAATAAATGTATTTGCAGATAGACCAGACAACTCTCCTTATGAGTGCGAAGGTTGCGGAAGTTAGAGCCATGAAGAATATATCATCAAAATCAAAACGAGAAAGAGTTCATTATTTAGTTGATTTAGAGATTAGGTTGTTAAAGAAATACACAATAACTAAAGATGATCGGACAATGGGATTGATAAAAAATGTTAGGGAAGAGCAAGTTAAAAGCATTAAAGGACTAAAAATTAATCATGGAGAGAACTGAAGAGTATAGAATATTAAGGAAAGCATTGCATTTAGTAGAGACAAAGACAAAGGATGAAATAAAGTCTATGTTTGACTTACTAACAGATGAGACAATCGAAGAAATGATTATTACTGATGTTAGCGCAAGATTTGGAGTTTCTGTAGCACAGATGAAAGGAGAGAGAAGAAAGAGAAAACACGTTGAAGCTAGACACGCTGCTATTTATCTGTTGAAGAAGTACACTAATCTAACTTACATGGCAATAGCTAAAATATTTGGTAAGAAAGATCATGCAACTATAATCCACGCTGTTAGAACTGCTGAACAAAATCTTTTTTATGATGACTTCAGGTTAAAAATAGAGTTTGTAGAGAAAAATCTAAACAGCGTAATAGAACAAGACTAGTATGATGTATGTTGGCATAGATGTAGGAAAAGATGGTGCAATGGTTATCATTGAAGGAGATAAAATCTCTAAATACAAGTTTCCTATGATTGGTACAGATTACGATATAGAAGGTCTAAGCGACTTATTTAGTTTAATAGATCCAAAGGATAGCCACACCGTAATAGAGGATGTACACGCCATTGGAGGAGGTTCTGCTAAAGCAAACTGGTCTTTCTCCAGAGGCAAAGCAATCCTAGAGGTGTTAGCTATCGTTCATCGTATTCCTTTTACTATGGTTAAGCCTAAAGTATGGCAAAAGGTAGTACATGAAGGAATACCAAAGCAAGGTAAAGCCAAAGACATGACTCTGATGGGCGTAAAAAGACTGTTCCCAGATGTAGATCTAAGGAAGAATGAAAGATGTAGGACTCCTGATGATGGAATATATGATGCTTTGGGAATGGCTTATTACTGCAAAATAAAATTTGGATAATGCAAGGATATTTAAAAGATAATTTGGCACAAATAATAGGATTAATATTTTTAGCTGGTATGGCTTATAGTGAGTTTCGTATTATGCAGATGGAAATAACAACTATTGAGCATAGATTGGATAAAAAGATTAAGTTGATTAACGAATTAGAAAAAAGAATTGATAAATTAGAGAAATAATGACAGACAAAGAATTATTAGAGTTAGCAAAAGAATTTGGAATGGATCAAGAATCTATAGATGAGATTAAAGCTCTTCCTTTAAACCTATTAGTAGCTAATGTAATGGCGTACCTAAATCTATTTGAAGATTTAAAGACTATAGATGACCAAATGGAAAAAGAATTATTTAAATTAAAGAATGAATTTGAAGGGATGAAAGATGTTTTTTCAATGATGAATACTCACCCAAGTAAAGATATAAACTAATGTTATTTAGAAAAATGGATACAAAGTTAAAGAAAAGAATTGTTAAGGACTGGGTATCAACAGGAGATAGGTATTTAGACATAGCAGACAGACATGAGGTAACCATTCATATAGTGAAAAAGTGCATAGAGGAGTATTTGGTTAACACTAGGGCAGAAAAAATCGTATAAATGATTAAAACGAAGGCATCTGTGAACTCAATAGTACTTGTAAAGGTAAAGGTAAAGTATGTAATTGGAGAAGAGATGCACATTCTTGAATCTGAATTAACACCCTTTGAGTTTGACTCTAGATTTCCTTTGGAGGATCAATATGACTGGTTTAAGATAGCTAGTAACATGGCAGATATATCATGGACAGACCTAACTCTAGATGAGTTTGAGACATTCCAAGAGACATTAGATGTTAACGTATTATATGATCCTGTAACAGCAGTCAATCTTAACTAAAGTGAATGAAATAGAATTAGTAGGAACAATGGTTGCAGACTGTTTTGACATTGAGTATCAAGAGTTATTTACTGTCAAAAGATTCGCAGAAATAGAAACAGCAAGGAGATTTATGTACTATATTCTAAACCAACACTACAATTTTAGCGTAACAAAATTAAGCGAAGACTTTGAAACAACAGATACAAGTATTATCTTTAGTCTCAAGCATATCGCACATTGGATAAAAGAAAGCGAGTTAGCAAAGAAAGATTATTTTAATATTATTAGTAAACTAGAGCAATTATGAAAGTAGAAGCAACAGGAACAGTAGTCAAAAAGTTTGATCTGTTCGAGAAAGGAGAATTTAAGAAATTAGAATTTGTTGTAAACGTAAAGGAAGGTGAGTATGACAATCCTGTAAAGATTACAGCAATGAAAGACAAAGTAGACTTCGTAAATAAGATAAATGTAGGAGATAAAGTTGAGTTCTCTGCATTTGTTTCTGGTAATGAGTGGAATGATAAGTATTTCATTAACATGAACTTAGGTTTTGTTAAAGTATTATCAGAAGAAGCTGCACCTGCATCAGTAGGAGGAAACGACTTGCCTTTCTAGTATATGCCTAACAAGTATGACTCAAAAGGAAAGAAGCCAACGGTATCTGCTGCTAAAGGTTTAACGCCAATGGAAGCGAACAAAAGAGAAATACTAAAAAAGTTAGCACAACCTAGAAATAAAGGTTTAATACACAAAGCAGTAGATGGTGTCTGTTCGGAGGTTACCTACAAGAAATACCTAAGAGAAGATGCTGACTTCAAAGAGAAGGCTGAGGAGACCATAGCTGCGATTAGAGAAAGAATAGTAGAAAAGGTTGAGGAAAGGGTGTTTGACGCTATCTTAGATGACGACAAGCCTCTTTCTAAAAACCAAACTGAGCTGTCTAAGATGGTATTAAAGAATCTAGGTAAGGATAGAGGTTGGACAGAAAGACAAGAGATCAAGCAAGATGGTGATGGAGGACAGATTAAGATTGAATATGTTGTACCTCAGCAGATAGATAATATTGAGACTCAAGAAACTATAGAAATAAAATCAGAAGAAGATGAACAAAGTCATAATAACTAAGATGCCAAGAGAGATCTTTCAGGAAGATCCAGAATGGAAAGAATATGCAATAGCAAGAACAGATATTAACGCTTCTTTAATTAAGATTATTTATGATAGAGAAGATGTACAGTTTGTATTGGATCACTTAGAAGAGGAGTTTCAATACGATAAAAGAAGAAAGAATGTGTATTTTTACTCAAATAAAGACATAATAGGACTGAAAGAGTTTATGCAGTATGCAAACTATTCAATTTCAGAACCAGAGATACTAGAATAACATAAGTGTTTTCGTTTTTAGGGAGGTGTTGAGGGCGGCATCTCCTTTTTTATACTTCTTGAATACAAAAACTTTGTATATTAATTTATATTAACTATATTTGATTTGCAACACATAAATAAGCAACTTTTTAATGGCTTAATTTTAAACGTAAATAAGTAAAGTAATGAAGACAGATAGTAAAAATATATTTTGCTCAGTAAGCGCTGGATATTCTTCTGTAATGATGGCTATAAAACTTAGAGAGTGGTATCCTGACCATAACATTATTAACGTAATGGCTAACACTAGCAAAGAACGTGAAGAAAGCCTACATTTTATGAATGAATGTGATAAGCATTTTAAATTAAATTTAGTTTGGGTTGAAGCTGAGTTTCACGAAAAAGGAACAGGTGTAACTCCAAACATAGTTACTTATGATAACCTTAAACGAAATGGAGAAGTGTTTGAGGAAGGAATTAAAAAACTAGGCATACCAAGTAAAGTTAACAAGTGGTGTAACAGAGATATGAAGTTAGAGATTTTAAGGAAATACGCTAATAGTATTTTTGGGAAAGATAATTATTCTGTAGCAGTTGGAATAAGAGCAGATGAAATTGATAGAGTTAGAAAAGACTACAAAACTAATAATGTTTTTTATCCTTTAATGGATCGTAAAATAAGCAGTAATGATAGGAATAGATTCTGGAAAGACCAACCTATAAAAATAGCTATTCCAGCTTACAAGGGTAATTGTGATCTATGCTTTGCTAAGTCTAATAGAAAGTTAATGACTATTATAAAAGAAGAGCCTAATTTGATTGAATGGTGGGATAGAATGCTAAAAGATTATAGTCAAATTACAATAGAAGGAAAGCCAAGTTATAATGATTTATTAAAAGAAAATAACGGTATGACTTTTTATAGAGATTATAATACAATTCAAGATTTAGTAAAAATGTCACAACAATCATTCAGCAAAGCCACAGACGAGTATTTTTATCAAAATGATTTATTTGATTTAGAAGATGATTGTGGGAGCGGTTGTAGTGTCTTCTAATGGCTTAATTTTAAACGAAAACTAAAACAAATATGAGATCTAAATACGAAATACAAGAAGTAACTGTCATTAATTATGCTGAGATTGAGCTAGAATGGACTCTTAGAGACGTTCTAAGCAACGATATCATAGAGAGTGGTACTGATGTATTCGAATATCAAGATGATCTATCAGCGACAGCCTTTTCTGTTTGGGAGAATTGGCAATCAGTAAAAGATAAGCAACTAAACGTAGCCGTTCAGGTAAGGTATGGCAATAATGGTATAGTTGAGGAGTTCATACAGGTAGAGGAATTGCGCTACGAATAGCAAAAACCTGTTTTTCTCAACCTATTTTTTCTGGAAGTTGTTTTAGGTGGAGGTGCTATAATAAATGTGAGGTGTAGAATTATTTCTGCGCCTTTTTTATTTCCAAAAAAAGCTGAGAAGTTTCTGGAATTTCCCTTAATGTAGTATAGTAGGTGGGCATGGATCTGAGCAAAGTTCTGAAACCCTTGCTGTCAAAGCGTTTTTACCCTGTAAACCAATGATATCAATAGATAGGCAAAAATAGATGTAGGTACATTTAATGTAGATGTATTAAATACAATTGTAATTAATGTATATACATCAATTAGGGTAGATTTAGGTAAGCCTAAAAATATACGCTATATATAAGGATATTAAACCAGTATTGAAATGTCAGCTAGGAGACATATTGCACATACTTTGTAACTTTCTTTACAATTAATTTGTATAACCAATTATAAATATTACTTTTACATCAACACAAAAAAACAATACTATGAAATTATCATTACTATTAAATAAAGATTACAAAGCTAAAAGAAACTTATTAAAAGAATTCGATAAGAAAAATAAGAAAGCCAGCTACTTTGCTTTGCATACTTCTTTAAATGCTTTATATGAAGTTATGTTGACTAATGAAATAGACTATTATTTTATAGCTAGTATTATATCAATTGAGAAAGAATTAATTAGAAGAAACAAATAACATTATTAATTAACTATTTAAAAATACTATTATGAAAACTACAAAGCACATTATTAAACTAGCAGCCGCACAAGCTAAAAAAGACATTAAACAAAGTACATACTATTCAGATTCAGACCTAGATTGGTTAACTGAAAATAACGCTAAACACTTTACAGAAGTGAAGGAAGCTTTATTAAATGGAAGATATTATACAGGAGTAGAAAAAGTTTCCAGCTCTGGAATGTCTAGAATTATTAAAATAAAGTATATTAAAAATAACAAGCTACACGGTGTAAGCATGGATATTTATAATATGGCAGGCTGTGACAAAAATCAAAGAATTTCAGGTTGTGGTATGGATATGTTATTTGCTGCACAGTATAATTTGTTTTTAACGCTTTGTCCTAATTTAAGATATCAGGACAAAATGAAACAATATAATAACCTTTAAAATTATAACATTATGAAATTGACATTCACAAAAGTATCAACAGGAAAGAAAGTAACAAGAAACATTGCTTTTAACAGTCCTTTAAGCGGTTCAATCAATAGAGCAAAGGATTTATTTTATTTTATTGACCTAGACAGTAAGGATAGCTTAACAGGTACTTATAACTTAAAATGCTGCAGGATCTCAAAAATAGATTTAAGCAGGTCAGACTTTAAAATCAATAAACTAATTAAATTATAATACTATGAAAATATTAAGCTATAAACAAATTAATAATACTATTGAGTTAGAATACATAGACAAAGGTATTAAACTAATATACAAGTCACCAGTAACAATATTTAATAGTAAATTTTCAAACTTAATTAAATTAATTAGCCATGAATAGAATAATAGAAAATACATATAAAAATAGATTCAATTACTGCCATGTTTTAGAAATTGATACGCTAGAAGACTTGAAAAGCTCAATAGATGCAATTTTTGAAGACTTAAATACTCAAACAATATTCGGAGTAACTTATTCTAAAGATGAAATTTTCGAGTTTATTAATACTTTAGAAATTTATTGTTTAGATGAAGATGAAGAAGACAGCGTATATAATTTTGACATTAATAACTACTTAATAGAAAACTATGGACAGTAAAATAATACAATTTGTACAGCAGCTTAAAGAGAATAACGCTCCTTTAAGTGACCTAATCGAATTAAGAAAGAAATTAAACAATGATACGTTATATATTGACATTTTAGAGCTGTCATTATCTTATTTAATAACAAATAAATAATAGAACTATGAAAGACGAGCATAAAGAAATAATAAAATACGCTTTTGAATCATTTAGTTTTTTACTTGAGGAGGGACTAAATTACGATTTTGAAGCGTTTGCAAATATTATAAGTAATCACTACAAAAATAAAAGGGTAGAATATTGTTGTAATATTTTAAGAAAGTACAAAGGAGTGGTTACAGAAACTAATTTAATAATAGACATTAAATAATAGAAATTATGAGACAAATTACAAAAGAATCAATAAACGCTTTTATGAACGCTAAAAGTTTTAATAAACAAAATATGTGCGTAGAGGTTTTACCAAATGTAACAAAATTAAAGCTACACGGAAACGTTATAGCCTATAGATATAATGATCCACAAAGGACGTTATCGATAACTAATTGCGGATGGCAAAGTAACACAACAAAAGAAAGGCTAAACGCTTTGCCAAATGTATCAATACAGCAAAAAAACTTTATTTGGTATTTAAACGGTAAGCAATGGGACGGAAATTTAATAGACATTAAACAATAGAACTATGAAAGACGAAATTACACATAAACAAGACTTTGATATCTTTGAACACAGACATGAGCTTAATAGACAATTAAGGGAAGATAATAATACTTATAAAGCATTAATACGTGAAGAGCTTAAAACTAACTTTGTAGCTATTCCAGAAAGCGTAGTAAACAAGATTGGAGCTGGTAATCAATATTTTACCAAAGACGAAATATTAATTGATCTACAAAGTGAATACGTCAGCTTATTAAAAGATTACAATAAACTTAAAAACAGAACTTTAATACAAAGGATATTCAACTGGATGTAAAAAAGTAAAACATAACAAATATTTAATTTAAGTCTATCTATTAATTTAGATAGGCTTTTTTATTTGTACTAAAATACGTTTTAAGATGCATTAGAAGCGTTTTAAGCGACTTTACCCTACTATATGGTATATTATATCCAATCGTATAAAGATAGTAGCTTAAAATAGCTTAAAATAGATTACTTATAATTACTCAATAAGCTGTCTACTATGGTATTTAATATAACTACTTGATAGTCACTGACTTGTAACGTTTTATGTGCTTATATAGCAAGTCTATAGGGATTATATAAGGGATTAATAAGGGATTAACAAGGGATTAACAAGAGCTTGCATTGTTCAGCACGTAAAAAAGTTAATGTAAAACCTTTACAATCAATCTAAGCGCATTTAAGCGCATCCAATGGCTATCTGGATGCATTGTATTAAGTACTATATTAGCTGTGATCTAGTGATACCAATGGATACGTACGTAAATACAGCTCTATTTAACATAATATAAATTATAGGACAATGCAGTCATACCAACGGTTTCAGAAGGTAGTAACTTATTTACGGCTATATTTGTCCTGTTTAGAAATTGCCTAAAAATATATTTAGGTAAGCCTAAAAATCCTACGATGCAGTGATACCAACGTGTTTAGCCTGTTTACCTTAGTGCTAGGTAGTACCACACCACTAGAACGCAGTGATAGCAAGGCTTTCATACATATTAAGAAATAACATATCTAATTTTGCGTCATTTCAGATTCCAGAATCGTACTTACCCCCACTCAGTCATTTTTCTCTCTCCACCTATTACAAAGTCCTTGAAAATTATTTTTTCCTCTAAAACTCCGTACAAATGTTTTGTAATACCAAATATGTTTTGTAGTATTGTCTGTGGGAAGGAAATTATAGGAAGGATTTTTCTTTGGTTTACTTTCTTTAAGGATGGTATTACTATAATAGTAGTATATTACTATATTAGTAATACAGAAGACGCGCGCACGTAATACTCTATTATATAAAAAAGGTTACATTATTAATAAAAACAGTAAAATTATGAGTTATGCAAAGAGGAAGCTTGAGGAAGCAAATGAAGAAAAAGAGCAAAGTGATTGGGCGTTTTTTAATGAGATAAAGAAGCAGCACAGAGACAATAATTGGAACAAGTATCAGGAGAAGATATTACCTGAGCTAAAGAAGAAATTAGACGTTACTGAGTTCCAGTGGCATTGTAAATTAAAGAAGGACGAATATATTGTAGATTTTTACCCTAAGAAGAACAGAGTGTGTGTAAAGAGAGAAGGACAGAAAGGACAGACTTGGTACAACGGAGGTATTGGATGGATTAGAAAAAACTTATTAAAGAAATAATTATGGAAACAAAACATTGCCCAAAATGCAACGAAACAAAAAGCGTAGATGAGTTCTCTAGGTTTGATAAATGGAAGCACTTATCTAAGCATTGCAAAGACTGTCAGGTGGACAGAAGAACAGAAACAGAGATCTACAAGGATGGTATGCTAAACACCAATCAAGGTAAAGGCTATAACTGGTTGCTAGGATACTCTATTATAAAATTTTAACACCTTTATCTATACATAACGTAACAACGTGTATAGATTTTGGCTAATTCTACACATATACCCGATAAGGTATAAATTAAGTTAAATTAGTTAAATCATACCCGAAGGGGTATAACACAGATTAATAAGAATGATGCAACAGCGTTTAATAAGAACGCTGTCCCGTATCCCGAAACACGGGACAACCCCGAAAATTTAAAAACAAAATTGAGATTATCAGTGAAAAAAGTATAAACATGACAGATTTAACTAAACCACAATTAACCTACAATGAGTGGGCAAAGAGCAACGAATGGATAAGAGCATTAGACTTCTTACAGATTGCTTCAACACTAGCACAGAATAACCCTAACGATCAAGATCTAGGAAGAAAGATTAGAAGCTTACTAAAATCAACAGAATTATGAGATTAGACAAATTAACAGATTTAGAGATAGGTAAAAAGTATATTGATATTGACAAAGACACATATACTATCGCCTACATAGGCAAGAAGCGATTCTTCTATTATAATCAATTAGGCGAAGAATGTATTGGTGATGAAAAAGATATTTCAAGATACGAATTAAGACCTTATGAAGAAAAGAAAGAGAGGTGGTATGAGATATTAGTAGACCAAGATCCAGAAGGAACAATAAAGCAGTTTATGATATGGTATTGTACTGCTCCTACAATTGGCAATGAGGTGTTAAGACAATGGGACAGTAAAGAAGAAATGATTAAAGACTTAAAGAAAGTATAATGAACGCAAAAGAAGAGGCGAGAAGGATCGTCAATGAGTTTTGGTTAGTTAACGGTTACGACCAAGAGAATGCAAAGGATCTTGCAAGGGTAGCTGTAAGGATGTTAATCTCAGAGTCTAGAGGTAAATTCTACTACGAGGTATTAAAAGAGATAGAAAAGGTTTAAAGCTATGAAGGATTTACTACAAGGGGCAAGAGAAGGACTGCTGTGGTCAACAATAATGTCAATTACCACGATTATAGGGTACTTACTTATTGTTAACTACGCAGAGTTTTGGTTTTAAAAGGAGGCACTAGTCCTCTTTTTGCTCTTTACTAGACTTCTCCTCCATGTATTCTCTTAAAACTTGATCTAGAGTAGCTATATTGGTTTGAAAGTTCTCTAAACGCTTAACAGACTCTTTTCTAATTGACTGTGTTCTTTTTTGAGACTTCTCTTTCTGGTTCTTTCTTGATTTTGACTTTGCCATAATTATTTTTTAAACTATCTTACGTAACGAAAGACAAAAAGATACGTAGAGTAGAATGATGAAAGAATATGACTTCGAGATTCAGTCTTTAGATCAACTAGACGAGTTTCAGCTATTTTATTGCGAAAAAGGACTTTGTCACGTATTACAAGCTATAATAACTATAGATTCATACGAGTGTGAGGTACTGGAGACAGAAGAGATCTTTTATCTTGAAATCGGTGATAAAATAAGCTTAAATTAATGGCGAAAACTAAAATAAACCCAATTTACTTTGAATACAGAGCAATTCAAGAGGATTTAGAAGACATTGAAGGGTTAGATCCTGCTCACGTAATGAGATTACAGGTTAGGCTTTGTGAGTTAAAGATGGAAATAGCTGCTCACGAAAAGAATATGGCTGAAGAAAGAAAGACAGTTTATAGAAAGAAGCCTACAAAAAAGAGGTTTGCAGGGGAATTAAGTGACTTAGTTGCATTTAGACACCTCTTAACAAACAGAGAAGCTGTGCGTAAGTACCCTGTGGGGACTATTAACGGTTGGGCAGACAAGTTAAGCAAGGGAGTTGTACCTTCTATATGCGAAAAGCTACTAAAAGAGAATGGTTATTCTGTATTCCAGATTAGAAAGTGGAAGAAACCAAAGGCAAGGAAGTAACATGGGAGGAGATAACACAGTTATTACAAAGGTTTTCACTAAAGAAGACCTAGTAGAGGGTGATCTTTACTATAATTGGCAAATTTCTACTGTTAGAATGGTTAAAATAGTAAAAAAGGAGAATAATCGTGTTAAAGTTGAGGTTTGGAGTGATGGAAAAGGCAAATTTGTATTAGAAACGATGGATTATATAGGATTTTATAGAAATATTTCAACTTAACAAAACGATGACAATGCACAAAGGATTTGGAGACATACAATTAATGGAGCTAGGCTTCAAACAACACTTTACACACAGAATGGGTGAATACTATTGGGAGTACAAGAACAACGAAGTTACTTTTATTACTAATGAGACTAACCAAGAATTAAAGAAAGGACAATTTTATACATTAATGCTATTAACAGAATACAATGAAATCACAATCAGAGACAACAGAGGCTTTAACGACCTTATTAGAATCTTTAGCCAACAGTAACGTAAAAGTTACCATTACTATTGAGCCGAATAATGGATTAACTGGCTCACAAGTAGAAGAAGCAAGAAAAGCAGGTAGAGATAACTCTATAATATCTTTTGCTGAAAACGACAACACAAATACCACACTTTAATGCCAAAGATTAAATTCGAGCCAAGTAAAAAGCAGCACCAAGCATGGCAGAAGCTTACTGACTCCACTACCAGATTTATTGGTTATGGTGGAGCAGCAGGGGGCGGAAAATCTTGGCTCGGAGTTAATTGGTTAATCATAATGTGCTTTACCTACCCTAAAACAAGATGGGGATTGGGAAGGAAGGAGTTAAAGAACCTAAAAAGGAGTACTTTGCCCACATTCTTCAAGGCATTAAGCAATTATGGCATTACAGGTAAGCATTATAACTACAATCAGCAATATGATTTCATTAGATTTACTAATGGATCTGAGATTTATCTTGTAGATATGTCTTATAACCCTTCTGATCCTGAATTTACTAAGTTTGGAGGTCTAGAACTTACAGGTGCTTTCGTAGATGAGAGCAATGAGTGTACAGAGAAGGCAATTGACATCTTATCTAAGAGGATTAGGCACATGAACAAGGAATATAACCTTATTCCAAAGGTTTTGGAGACATTTAACCCTTCTAAAGACCATGTTTATTGGAGATACCATAAACCTGAGAAAGAAGGTACTTTAGAGCTAGAATACGCCTTTATTAGAGCATTAGTGACAGATAACCCAGATGTTGATCCTGAATACATCAAACAGCTTCAAATGGGAGATAAAGCTACTATTGAGAGGTACTTTCATGGTAACTTTGACTACGATGATGATGATTCTAAGTTAATGGACTACGATTCTATCTGTGCTGTGTTTGAAAACAAGGAAATTCCAGAGGGTGAAGGGTATATCTCTGTTGATATTGCTCGTTTTGGTAAAGATGCTACGACTATATTTGTTTGGAGTGGATGGAGAGTGATTCATGCAGACGTTATAGACAAAGGATCTACCACTATGACAGCACAGAGAATAGTTGAGACAGCAGAAAGGTACGGAATACCTAGCAACAACGTCATTATTGATGAAGATGGTGTAGGTGGAGGAGTAGTAGACATGATGAGAACAAGGTTTCCATCTGTTAAAGGGTTCGTTTCTAACAAATCTCCTATCAAGAGAGGTAACGGTGACCATAACTACAACAATATTAAGTCTCAATGCTACTTTATGTTAGCTAAGTTCGTAAACGAAGGTAGAATTTACTTCCTTCCTAAAGACAAGGAGATAAAACAGAAGCTAGTACAAGAATTAGAGGTTGTAAAGAAGAAACACGTAGATAAAGATGGTAAGAACATGGTTCTGCCTAAAGAAGATATAAAGAATATAATAGGGCGATCTCCTGACTACTCTGACGCATTGATGATGAGGATGTTTTTTGAACTAGGTCGTAATGAAACTAAAATTGAATGGCTATGATAACAATTAAGCTCTTAGAGAACGAATACGAGGTTATTAACGAATGGGAAGACCTTACTATCCAAAAGTTTGCGAAAGTTCAGCAGATCTGCGATAAAGCACCTAAAAAGCTACAAAAGCTACTAGGTCATGTTTATCTTGGAGAAAAAGAAGAGATTAACGAGATGGAGTTCACTAACAGAGAACAGATAAAGACATTTCCTAAGTTCTATGGGGATATGCTAGAGGAAGTTAGTAATATTCCTAAGAAAGTTATTAATCAGATTGACTATCAAGCTAGACAAGAGTTTTTTAACACTTACTTACTAAAGTTTGCCATTGGTTCTTTGTATGCTCCTGTAGATATTCCAGAGGTAACAACAGAAGACTTTAAATTTGAGGGAGAAACGTATGTACTTCCTAAGAAAAGGACTGTATTAGGAGAAGAAAGAGAGATGGGTTATATTTCTACTATCCAATTCACAGAAGCTGCTGACTTAGATCTTTACATGAGAGATTTAGACGATAAGAACTACTCTGTATTAGCTAATATTGTTTCTATTATCTGTCTCAAGGAAGGAGAGGAATATGATGAGGAAGTCTGCCTAAAGAGAGCAGAAAAATTCAAGGATGTGACGATGGATATAGCATGGGATGTTTTTTTTTACTTGGGCGAACTATTAGATACATACACGAAAGCTATCCTCAGCTCTTCTCAGGAAAAACTAAAGCTAAGTATGCAAGCGCAGCTAAAGCGTCAGGATTAAATGGATTTGGATGGTATCTACAATTAAAATCAGTAGCTGAGAAAGGAATCTTCACTTTTGGCAACAATTCTCCTATAAAAAGCGTAGAAAAGACTAATCTTTACGACTTTTTGATATACATTGCTGCAAACGCCTCAGAAGCGTTGTACCAAGAGAAAATAAGAGAATATGAAACTGGAAGAACTCGTTGATAAAATTGAATCACTAGTAACATCCGATCCTAACATAGATACGTTCCTTTTCGATGAACCTGAAAAAGTGAACGAACTTCACGCTACAGACTACCCTCTATTATTAATGAATCCTCTTGAGGACACCATTGATCCTAGAGCAAACGAGCAAGACTACAACCTAGAGTTGTTCTTGTTAGATACTTACTACCAAGATGACACTAAGTCTCTTAGACAGAAGTATTCTGATATGCAAATATGGGGTTTACAGTTAATACAAGAAATATATGACGTTGCTCAAATAAGGAACGTAGATAACGTAACAGTAAACAGAGGAACAGAGCAGTATAACGATAACTTAGCTGTTGTGCAATTCTCTTTTGTTGTTAGAGTACATGAATGTATGAAGTTATTGGAGAAACCATATAATTTAGTAGCAACGACTGCATCTTCTTCACAAATAGACTTAGCATGGAATGATAGCGAAACTACAGAGTCAAATTATGAAATATCTCGCAGTATTGACAATGTTACTTGGACAACTATTGCTACACTAGCTGCTGACTCTACTTCTTATTCTGCTACTGGTCTTGATCCTAGCACTCTTTATTACTTTCGTGTAAGGGCAACAACGGCTACAAATAGATCTCCATATTCTAACACAGATTCTGACACAACTTCAGCATAATGCCTAGATTCGATTGGATACATACAGAGGCAGCAACAGTAAAATGGGCAAAGGCTGTAGCTGATGATTTACGTAAAGAACTTAAACAACAAGGACACGTTGCAAGTGGTAGGTTGCTAGATAGTATCGGACTAGGAGACTTAGATACTAGAAAAGGTAAGGTAAGGCAAACTATTAAATCAATGCCTAGAGGAGAGAAACTAGATAAGAGACAAGCAAACGCTGTTGTTAGTATTAATCAGCTACTAAGGTGGATGACTAATAAGAACAAGACCGCTATTGGAAGTAAGAAGTTTGTATCGACTACTCCTAAAGAGAGGAAAAGAATAGCTTATGCTTTAAAGAGAGCAATAGAGAAGGAAGGGATTCCAACAGCTAACTCTTATAATTTCTCCAACAACGGTAGGAGAACAGGATGGATTTCATTACCATTCAAAAGAAGTAAAATAGAAGTTAACAAAAAGGTGATACCAGCAATAACAAAGGATATAGTTGAGTCTATATCTAGGATCTTAGAGAGATTAGCAAGTAGATACCCTAACATGAAAATATTAAAATAATGGCAATAATAACACCAATATTAACACAGCCATCAGCAGGCAATATTCATAGTCCTTATAGACCTATGGAAATAGGCGTTAAGTCTAACGCTGCTACTATAGCTAAGATGAAGTGTTTTATTCACTTAGATGACAACGCAACAGCAGACAACGCTAGTACGCCTATTATATTAGATCCTGACTTTGGAACAACAAATGAGTTTACTTTTGATATATCTACTTACATTGCAGGTTTAGATTCTTTAACTTACGACATACAAACTCATGGTACTGCTGTTTCTGTAGTGACAACGAGTAATTCTATTAAGAAGATTAGCTGTACATTCACAGAGGTATTGCTTTCTGGAGGGTTGCTTTCTGATGGTGATTCTTTAAGTCATACTAGTATATCTGATTGGTACGCTATTAATGGAGTATGGCAACATGATGAAGTGGCTGATAAGTTTGATAATTTTAAGTTAAGAAACGCAGCTAAACCTTACTTTCTTACAAATAAAAGGCCAGCAGCAGGTGTTTACAAAGAGGTAGGTGCTAATGATAGTGACTACTTGAGTGGTTTTACAACTCTTACAGGCTCATACCATGTTAGAGTAAGATTATTCTCTGGAAAGAACCTAAGTGGAAGTAGTGTTATAAAGTTTTTACCTATAACTCTTTCAGCAGGGTATCTTAATTTCCCTAGTGGAGTTGCGAACCTAAATGCTACAACTAGTGGATGGGTGCTAGATGGTGGTGGTGCTACTGTTTCAGGTGATGTAATAATCTCAGATACAGTAAACGATCCAGACTTAGGTGCTACTGTTGGTTCTTATACATACTTAATTTGTGATACTAATAGTGATTCAACAAGAACAGGTTTTTCTGAAGCTTTAAGATATAATGTAGACTATAGTTGTTCTGATGAGCATACTAGGATAAAGTTTATGAATAGACTTGGTGCTTTTGAGTATTTTACTTTCAAAGGATATAGAGATAGATCTATAGAGGTTAGAAAGCAATTTTACAAGTCTCCTTTATCTAGTTCTTATACTGTAGATCAAGGTGGTGATAGAGTATTAAATGTTGACTCAAGAGAAGAGTTTGTAGTTTACTCTCAGCCATTAAATGAATCACATAGAATATGGTTAGAAGAGATGCTTGAAGGTTTTGAGTGTTTTGTAGAAGAAGGAACTAATTATATTCCTATCAAGGTAAGAGGAGGAAAGACAGCTATAATAAACGAAGGTGGTGGTTTATTCACTATCAAGATGACATATCAATACGCAAACGAAAACAGAAGACAGAATGGCTGATATTAGGTTAATATTAACAAGTTTAGAATTAGAATTAGATGTACCACAGGATAGACAATTTCCTTTGGCACTTAACTATACTGCTGGTAGTTTAAAGCATATAGAGTCTAGGAGTACAGATTTTTCACTTGAGTTTAGGATACCAGCTAACAAAAAGAATAAAACAGCCTTAGATCATTTAAACTCTACTAATATAGAGGATGGTAACCTTGTATTGGCAAGAAATGCTTGTAGGGTTACTATTGACAATATGCCTGTATTTGCAGGTGACTTTAAGTTACTAGGATTAGTAGATGATAGAGGTCACGAGGAATTTAAGTGTATTATCTTAGGTTCTGGAATGGGATGGGCAGAGTCAATGAAGAGTAAGACTCCTAGAGATTATAATTGGGGTACGCACGACTATACAAAAGCAGAAATAGAAAAGTTTTGGGATAACGATGGTGCTGTTAGTTCAGCTACTGCTGTTACATCATATAACGATGGAGGTATTACTTATCCTTTAATAAACTACGGTGCTTGGGGAGAAAAGAACTATGTAACAGTAGAAGATTTTAAGCCTGCAATGTTTATGAGATCTTTCTTTGAGAAAGCATTTGCTGCCGAAGGATATACGCTTCAAGCTGACACAGACTCTAATGACTTCTTCCATACGACTAATAACCCTATAGCAGATCAAGTTATATTTCCATTTACAGGAACAGGATGGGTAGATTCAACTGGGTTAGTTACAGACAACTACTTTGAGGCTGTTAATCCTGATACAAAAACTTACGCTATTCAAACTAAGTTAGTAAAAAGATCTCAAGCCTATGGACAAACAGAAAAGGGAAGAACAAAAGTACAGTCAGGATTAGCTAATGAAGGAACTATTATTAATCAGAATCAATCAGTTAAGATATGGCTTACTGACGCATCATCTCTTCCTAGCACAATAGATGGCAACACTTACGTAGCATTACCTCAAGCATATAATTCTTTGTTAAAATCTCCTCTAGGAACGGTTTATAGAATTATAGGATACGGTACAGCTCGTTATAGCGCAGAAGCTTTAAATAAGGATTATATAGAAATACTAGGTCAAGCAGGTGCAGCAGGGGTAGCTAATACATACATTAATCCTCAAACTGACTCACCTTCTCTTGCATATTTTGATGTTATTTTTGGAGAGGTAACTGGAGGAGTTTTTAATCCTATTACAATTCAATTCGATTCAGCATCTCCTAATCCTTCTTCTGTATTTAACACAACAACAAATAAATATACTGCTCCAACGGCATTAAAATCTAGATTTAGATTTGACTGTGAGATGTATAGTTTTAGTGAGGATTTAGTAAACGAAGGAACATTTACATTCAGAATAATTCACAAATCAGGATCAACAACTACTGTTATTGGTCAAGAGTTTATTAATCCTACTGAGGATTCTAATATGGATGAGTTTGCAATGACACCATATAATAGGGAGGCTTCTGTTATTGCTGTAGGTTTGGAATCTGGTAATGTAAATATGGCTGCTGGTGACGAGATATATGTAGATGTTGTTATAGATCATACAAATAGCTCTGCTGCTAATCGTGTTTTATTCGGTAACGCACCTTTAAATACCAAAAAAAGCACCTTTGTAAGCGTAAAAAATGCAGAGTTAGAATCTATTCCTCAATCTGATATAATAAAAGGATATACAGGATTAGCTTTTAACACAGTTCTTGATGATAGATATAATTCATTACAGTACATTAAAGGGTGTCTTCACGCTTTTAACTTAATGATAAAAACAGATCCAATCGCTAAGACAGTTATTGTTAAGTCAAGAGATGAGTTCTATGACGATAATGTTAATGCTATAGATTGGACAGATAAATTAGATATAAAGAAACAGTTTGACGTTAGTTATCTTAATCTGTATAAGAGAGAACTTAACTTTAAATTCAAGGATGATGGAGCAGATGCTTATTTGAGTGAATTAAATAGAGTTTCATCTTGGGATTACGGATCTATGTTAGATACTCTATCAGATAGGTTTGATGATGGAGAGCAGAAGATGGAGAATCCTTTGTTTGCTTACACTCATCAGATGATAGACAGATCTATACTAGGTAAGGCTAATAAGTCTACTAAAGGTATAGTTTTAGCTAGGATGTGGAACGAATACTCTCCTAGCTCTATAGCACCATCTAGGTATTACAACTATAAGCCTAGATTATTAATCTTTGAGAACGCACAGCAAAACTCAGGAAGTACATGGCTTTTTGAAGGTGCAGACCAATCTACTTGCCCTTCTGCTTTGGTGGATGACTACGGTACTGCTGCTGCTAATATTGATTTTGATCTGCACTTAGGATATAACAATTCTAATGACAACGGATTGTATCAAACATATTATCAGAAGACAATAAATACAATAGAAAAGGGAACTAAATTAGCTGCTCCATTCTATTTGACAAAAAGAGATATACATAACTTTGATATTAGTAAGCCTGTCTATATTGGACAACCTGCTAATTTAAAAGGTTATTGGTTAGTAGATAAAATATCTAACTTCCTTCCTAACGTAGACACAACTACAACGGTTGAGTTAATAAAGAGAGAGGACTTCGACACAAGAACAGTAGAATCTACTTACGATAATGTTATTGTATTAGACAATAAGGAATGGGTAAGTGACGATCATGCGTTTGTTGATGTAGGTGATAGAGGAGGAGGAGACAGTAAGTCTGACGCTAAGTCTCAAGCTGATTTAGCTGATGCAGCAGAGAAAGCTGACAAATTCAATAAATCATTAGGCAGACAAGATGCTGTTGGTGGCGCAGGTGTTAGTGCGGTACAAGCTGCTTCTGGAAGTGGCGGTAAGTTTGCAGGTAAGGCAGGTGCTGCTAGGTTTAATGCAGCCGATACAAGAGATTCTGTTTCTTATGCTGAAGCAGAGGAACAAGCTCAAACGGATGATTTTAGTAACTCTAAGAATGTAGTTGGAATCTCTGATTACGATGGTATGTCTACTAATCCTTATGTTGTTAAGCATGAGAGCAATAACACAGAAGTTTCAATGGTACAGAGAGCTAAAGGGAATGTGTCTAAGAGAGGTACAGGTAACTTTGTAACTGGTAGGAATAACATTGCTGCTGGTTCTGGACAAACTGTGGTAGGTCAATACTCTAAGCCTTCAAGCACCTCAGCTTTCTCTGTAGGTACAGGGAATAGTGACTCGGAAAGATACAACGCATTAAGTGTTGATAAAAGTGGAATAGTAAGAGAAGGTGGTGGCGCACTTATGGATGATATTGATGACGTGCAGAATCAAATATATGAAGAAATAAACGGTGAAATGGTTAAAGTAGTAATATAATGGGAGATAATAGAAAAATATTAATTGAGATAGTTACCAAGACATCAGGTGCTGAGAAAAAGGTAAAGAAGACAGGAGACGCTGTTGAGAAGACAGGTAAACAAGCAGATAAGGCTAGTAAAAGTTTCTTTGGATTAGGAAAAACTTTAGGAGCAATAGCTAGAGGTTTTATTATTGTTAAAGGGTTTCAGTTATTAGCTCAAGCCATCTCAGGTGCTGTAAAGATTACTGCTGAGTTTGAGTTGATAATGAATAAGGTAAAAGCTATTTCAGGAGCAACCGAAAAAGAGTTTAAAAAACTTGAAAAGGCTGCTAGAAGTTTAGCTTTAGGAACAATTTTTACTGCCGAGCAAGTTGGAGAACTTCAATTAGCTTACTCTAAATTAGGTTTCACTACTGATGAGATCCTAGCAGCAACAGAGGCTACTACAAAATTAGCTACAATAACTGGAGACGACTTAGCGGGTTCTGCTGACGTAGTTGGTGCTACAATAAGAGGTTTTGGTCTTGAGGCTGTTGAGGCTAAAAGGATAGTAGATTTAATGGCTACTTCTTTTAGTTCTAGTGCATTAAGCTTAGATACTTTCAAAAACTCAATGAAAACATTAGCTCCAATTGCAAGTGCTGCTAATATCGACATAGAAACAACAACAGCGTTATTAGCTGTATTAGCGGATGGTGGTTTAAGAGGTACTAGAGCTGCAACAGGACTTAAAAACATAATCTCTGACTTAGCTGACGAAAACTCTGATTTATCTAAAGAGGTTGGTGTAGTTGTTAGAGATACTGAGGATTTACAAATAGCTTTTAAAATAGCAGCAGAAAAAGGAATAGATTTATCTAAAGCTAGTCAGATTATTGACAAGAGATCTAAACCTGCATTCCTTACATTAGCAAAAGGAGTAGATAAAGTAAACGCATTGACAGAATCTTTTAAAAACGTAGAGGGGGCTTCTGATGAAATGGCTTCTGTTATTGAAGAAAGTGTTTCTGTTAAGTTTCAAAAGTTCTTTTCTGCTGTTAGTGTATTTGCAGAACAAGAGGGAGGAGAATTACTTCAGGCTATAGGAGGTTTATTAGATAGAATAACAGAATTTATTAATTCTAACCTAGATGTAGTAGAACACCAAAAGAAAGTAAACGCTGAAATATTTAAGTTCGCAGGTGTTGCTGGTATTGCTTCTAAATCAACTGAGGAGCTACAAGCTGAAATAGACAGGTTAACTGAATCTAATGAAGCAAATGCCGAATCTCAAAAAGGGCTTCAATTTGTGTTAGATGATACTAATAAAAAAATGCTAGATGGTGCTAACGCAGGTTCTCAAGTGCTTCAGGATGCTGCGTCTCAGACCGAAATTAAAGTAGACTTAATAGAAACAGAAATAGAAGTAACTGAAGATCTTATTGCTGCTATTCAGAGTGAGATTGACATCAGAGATGCTTTATCTAAGAAAGAAATAGAAGATGCAAGAAACAGAATAAAAAATCTAAGACCTAATATAGATTTAGAAAAAGAGATTCAAGACGTAAGAGAACATAATTTAGCAAAACTACCTGATTTAGTTCAAGAATCTATTGAAAAGATAGACGAAACTTTTGATGATCCATTACATATTGATGGGGCGTTAGCTCAATATCTAGGTCTTACTGACGATCAGTTAGCAGATCTTGAGAATGTTATGGGCGAGTCAGTTATGTTATTTCAAGGACTTAACGATTTATTCCAAACAATAGCTCTAAACAGGCTTTCTCAAGTACAAGCAGAAAACGATGCAGAGTTTGATATATTTACAAAAGGACAAGACGCAAAGCTAGCTAGATTTGATATAGACCAAAAACATGAACTTGATACTTTTATAGGTACACAAGACCAAAAAGCAGATTTTGAGAGACAAAAAGGATTAGAAAGACTAGAGTTATTAAAAGAACAAGAAAAAGCGGAAGATGCTTTAAGAAAAAAACAATTACAAGAGGAAAATAAAATAGCTAAACAATCTTTTAGAGCTAATCAGACTAACGCTGTTGCTCAAATTGCAATTGATACTGCTTTAGCTGTTATGAAGGTTTATGGACAAACAGGAGTTGCTGGAATAGCACTTCAAGCTTTACCTATTGCTTCAGGAGCTTTACAAACGGCTGCTGTGTTGTCTCAAAAGTTCCAACCTAAGACATTCCAAGATGGTGGTATGATTGAAGGTGCATCTCACGCAGAGGGTGGAGTTCCTTTTACTGTTGCAGGTAGAGCAGGGTTTGAAGCAGAGGGTGGAGAGTATATCTTCTCTAAAAACACAGTAGACAGATTAGGTACAGGTCTGTTAGACGCTATAAACTTCGGTGGTGCTGCCCCAAGAATGTTTGCTGATGGTGGTGCTGTATCAAGAGCTTCTGTTGCTAGTTCTGCATTAAATCAATCTGAAATGGCACAAATGATTGGAGAGGTGTTGCTTCTTCTGTTACACAAATTCCAGTAGTAAATGTGGCTACAGAAACAGATAGTTTGTCAAGAATGGTACAAAACGCTGAGGCTATGGCAACTATATAAAAATTTTTAACCAATAGTGTACACCTTTTAGGTCATTATGACGTATAAGGTATATACTGTTCAAAATAATAGACAGACAATATGAAATTTAGATCAGACGTATGCTTCTCAAATTCAGGTTTAGACACCATTGATGAGCACACAGGAGTAATAAAAGGCGTTACTTTAGCTAGAGAAGGAGTTGCAAAAGGACATGGTGTTCATTTGGATTCTAAATTCATCTCTGACTTAGTAGAACTAGGTAACAGTCAAGAAGAGGGTGTAAAAGCAAGATTTGGTCATCCTAGCATGACTTCAGATGCGTTCGGTACTTACATCGGTAGATATAAGAATTTTAGAATAAAAGATAAGAAAGCAAAAGCTGACTTATATATGGATGAGGTTTCTAAGAAGTCGCCTAAAGGTGATTTATATAGCTATGTATTTGCTATGGCAAGAAGCAATCCAGATATGTTCGGTAACAGTATTGTTTTTAAATCTGGTGAATCTAGATATGAAAATGAATTAGACGAGAACGAGAATGTAATTACTAAGGAGTATGTTTCTATTGTTGGACTAACTGCTTCTGATTTAGTAGATACACCTGCTGCAACAGATTCTTTATTCTCTGCTGATATGCAGTTAAGAGAGTCTTACAGCGACTATCCTGAAGCTGCTGTTAATAACGCCAAGAGAGGAATTAAATTAAATGAGAAAGTAAACAATAGATGTGCTACTGATGTTGGTAAACAACGTGCGCAACAGATTTCTAAGAAGGAAGCACTATCTATGGATACTATAAAAAGAACTTTTTCTTATTTGTCAAGAGCAGAGGAATATTACAATCCAGATGATCCTGAAGCTTGTGGTACTATCTCTTATCTTCTATGGGGAGGTAAACCTATGAAAGCATGGGCAGAGAGAAAAATTAATGAAGTTGAAAATAATTATAAATCAAAAAATCAAGAAATGGAAAAATCATTTACAGACAAAGTAGTAGATGTTCTTAAAAGCTTCGGTATTACAAAAACTGAAGAGGTTACAGAATTATCAGAAGAAACTACAGAAGTTACAACAGAAGTAGAAGAAACTACTGAAGAAGTTGTTGAGGAAACTGTTGCAGAAAATGCAACAACTGAAGAAATTACTGCTGAAGAATCTACTGATGCTATTGCTCACGCTGTTGAGACTTTCGAAGCTGAAAGAGAAGAGTTAGTGAAAGAGTTTAACGCTAAAGAAACTGACTTAAATCACGCATTAGCTGAGTTAGGAGAAGAAGTTAAATCTCTTAAAGCTGAGTTAGAAGTAAAAGAAACAGAATTAGCTGCTTTCAATGTAAAGCCTACTGAAGTAGAAGGAAACGAAGATCCATCTATCAAAGGAGAGGAAAAGCAATTAAGCGAAAACGCTAGTGTTCTTAAAGACTTCTTAAAGGATATTAAAGAGTAAATAAATAAGCACAATTATGGCAAACATTAAAATCAAGTTTATTGTAAATGGTGAGGAAAGAGAAGGTGAGATTCCTGAAGCTGACTTCGCTAATTACGAGAAAGCTTATAAAGCAAAAAAGGTTGGGGGATCTGCACCAAAGAAAGCTGTTAAGGCTGAATTAAAGGAAGAACCAAAAAAAAGTAAAAAGAAATAATTAATTAACAAAACAAACAAAGAAACATGGCTAATTTAATGTCACATTCGTTAAGCTTCTCTAAAGAGAGTGTTAGCGAGTATTTTATTAAACCTTTATTCATTCAGTCTGATATCAAAGATATCGTTACTGTAAGAACAGACATCAAGAACTCTGAGAAATTAGACTTCATTGATAACTTAGAGAAGATCACTAAAGCTTATGCTCAAGGTACTTCTTTCACTACATCTACAGGTGTTACTATCACACAGAAGACTCTTTCTGTATCTGATATGAAAGCTGAAGTTGCACAAAACGGTAAAGCGTTCTTAAACTACGTTAAAGAATCTTTATTGAAAAAAGGTGTTGACGAGAATGATATCGGTGATACTTTATTCGAGGAGATCTTAATGGAGATCTACATGGGTGGTATCGCAAGAGATTTCCAAAGACAAGTATTCTTCGGTGATACAGCTAAAGAAGCTAGAACTTCAGAAGCTCCTAACGGAACTTTAGATGCTGACTACAAAGAATACAATGGATTCTGGACTAGAATGATTAATGATTTTGATTCTGCTGCTTTACCTGCTGCACAATACCAAGATATTAATTCTTCTACTTACCAAACAACTGTTGCTGTTAAGCAAGTTGATACTGGTGTTGTAACTGGTGCTTCTGGTACTTTAGGATTAGTAATCAACGGTACTACTTATACAGAGGCTTTCGATACTTCTGTTGCTACTACTATCTCTAACTTCGTTGCATCTCACGCTGCTACAGTTTTAGCTAGAGAAGGTAAATTAGTTTTATCTGGTACTGCTACTGACTTAGTTGTTACTGCTGGTATCGCAGGTATGAAGCAAATCGTTACTGACGCTTCTACTACAATGGATTCTAACATTGCTACTACAACTGCAAACGTTGCTAACACTACGTTAAAAACTGATGCTGCTTTAACTGCTTTCAAAGCGTTATGGTCTAAAATGCCTAACTCTTTAAGAAAGTTATTCAAAATGGAAGGTAAGATTATGGTTACTGCTTCTGTATGTGATAACTACACTGATACTATCGAGAGTTTAAATGGTTCTGATGCTGCTTACTTCACATTGAGAGATGGTGAGAAAGTTAAAGCTTTCAGAGGTGTGCAAATCGTAGAAAGAGAAGAGTGGGATGAGCATATCGAAAATGATTTCGATTCAGTAAGACCACACAGAATCTTATTCACTATTCCTAGAAACTTAGTTGTAGGTACTGATGGGATTTCTGATGATACTAAGATTGAGTCTTGGTATGAGCAATTAACTCAAAACAGACACGTAAGAGTTGAGTACAAAGCTGGAACACAGTATGTACACGAAGATTACATAGTTGCTGCTTACTAGTATATTCTTTCTTGGGGAGTGAATTAAGTAGCTCCCCTTTTTTAATTTAACAATAACAAAATAACATAAATCATGGCAATAACTGCAAATTTAACTGATTCGTGTGCTGCAATTTCTGGAGGAATTAGACGTATTGCGTTTATTTCTAAAAGTGACGTTGCAGAGGGAGCAATCACATTACATACTGGTGGAGAGGTTGGAAGTATCACGTTAGCTTCAGGAAAAGAGTTCTTCGAATACGATGCTGAACAAGACACAATCGAATGGAGAGAGAACGGAGAAATGGTAAACGGTTCTTTAAAGTACACAGAAGAAATAGAGCTTTATATTAGAGGTAATAACCCAGTAAACAGAAATGCTATCGTTGAGTTAGTAGAAGACCTTTGTGGCGTTTTAGCAATTGCACAGGACTCTAACGGAACTATCTTTTTAATAGGATGGTCTGAGGACTTAGACTTAGATAGACCTTTAAAAATGGCATCTGATGCTTCAGGATCTGGAAAAGAATTAACTGACCTAGCTGGATCAACAATTACAATGACTTGTATGTCTCCTGAAAAAGCAAGATCTATTAGAACTGCTGATACATCAATTACTTGGTCGTCACTTACTACACCTGCTTAATAGTATAGTAGAGTAGAACAAATACAAAGAGGGAGGGTTTTCCTCCCTTTTTTAATAACAATAAAATAAATCTTATGGCTTACAAGTATAAAGTAGAAGAGGTATTTAAAGATTCAACTGTTCACAAAGGTGAAAAATCATATAAGTTAGCTTCATGCTCTCAAAAAGATTTAAAGGAACTATATGACGCAGGGGTTGGGTTTATCTTAGAAGAAGAAGAAGCAAAGAAAGAAGTAAAAGCAACAGAAGATAAAGAATCTGTAGATGGAAAAGAAGGATAAGCAGTTAGCTAATAATCAAGTGGAAACAGCGTTTTCAAGCAGTGTAATTAACACTACAAGTGCCTCTACTATTAAAGAGATATCTAAGGTAGATCACAACCCTAGAGACTATGTGTCTTTTGGAGTAGATAATTTGTTTCCACAAGGATTATCTATACTTAACAGAAGATCTTCAACACACAGAAGTATCTTAAACAACAAGGTTATCTACTCTTTAGGTAGAGGATTTATAACAGAAGGTAATGCTCCGTTGGAAGCTTTCATTAAGCAAGTAAACAACAAAAGAGAAAGTTTAAGAAAGGTTCTAAAGAAGATATTCAGTGATTGGTATAGCTTTGGTAACGCTTATTTAGAGGTGGTTCTAGTGCCTAATGGTAACCCTCAGTTCTTCCATAAGGATGCAACTAAAATTAGAATACACAAAGACAGAGAACACGTTATTATTCACCCAGATTGGAGACAGTATGAAGGTAAAAAGAGGTTTGCTAAGACTTTGCCTATATACCCTAACTTCGAGGAGATTGATGGTGCTCAGAGAGCTATATTCCACTTTAAGCAATATGAACCTGAGTTCTCTGATTATGGAGTACCTGATTGGATTGCTGCTTTGGATGCAGCAGCTATTGGGTACAAGACTAATAGATGGAACTTATCACGTCTTGAGAATAGTTTTCAAGTATCTGGGATACTAGAGATAGTAGGAGATATGTCTGCTGAGGACATGAAGAAGGTTAAGAAAGACCTAGCAAAATCGTTCTCAGGAGAGGAGAATGTAGGTAAGCTATTAGCTATAACAAAACAATTTAGTGAGAGTGGATCGGGAACTACATTTACTCCATTAATTCAAACGAGCGAAGGTGAATGGATAAACCTACATCAACAGTCAGACTCGGACTTAATAATTGCACATAATTGGTTCAGAAGTTTATCTGGTATCTCTGATTCTACAGGGTTTGACACCAAGAGGATTAGAAACGAATATCAGGTTGCTAAGAACACTATTATAGGAGAGAATCAAGATGCTATATTATCTGAGATTAAATACTTGATCGAGAAGTACTCTAGCATCAATCCTGAGGCATTATCTTTTAGAAATGAGTCTCCAGTATCACTTATTGATTTAATTGACGTTAATTCGATTGTAACGGTTGATGAAGCTAGAGAGAATAGTTTAGGTTTAGCTAACTACCATGATGCAGAGAAAGGTAAGAAACTAATTTCTGAGATCAGGGAAGAGGCTATGGACAGAGGACAGCAAAGAGAAACACCTGAAACTCAGAAGGATGGCGATACAGATAACTGATAATACAGATACTATTGACATAAGTTTTGATGGTAATGCAGACTTGCGTTGCATACATAAGACTAACTGTTCTTTAGAGAGAAGTGGTGAGTATGTTAGCATATTTGATTCTGGTATTACTCCTCCAAAAGAGTATGTTATTAAGTATGATGAAGTTACTAACTATTCTTTTACAGATGGTGCAGACTTCTTTCATAAGATAAACGCTATACTAAACAATAAGTATTCTATAGCTACATTAATTGCAGGCGTAGAGTTAGATAATCACACAACAACAAAGATTATAGATTCTAACCCTTCAAGAAGAGGATTAGTTGTAAGCAACAGTAGTAATCATGGATTTTATATAAAGTTCCAAGCAGCAACAGTAGATGACGACCTAAAAGGAATATTTATTCCACCTAGATCAAACTATGAATTAACAAGTAAATTTATTTATACAGGTGAAATATCTGCAATAGCAGAAGAAAATTCACCTATAGCATACATTCAAGAATGGTAAAATGAACAATATAAAAAACGATATTTACATTATAGTAGGTTTTGCGTCAAGTACGGCTGGAAAAATAGCAAATGAATTAAACATGAAGTTAGTAAATGACGTACTTTATAGTGGCGTATTATTGGCTACTATGATATATACTGTTTATAAAATTATAAACGAAATTAAAAAAAGATAAAACAAAAATTATGGCTTGGGTAATAACGAACAAATCGACACACTTAGACTTCGCAGATGGAGCAACTAAATACTTGCTTCCAAAGAGTGATGTTAAGATGAAATTAGTAGATGGAATAGTAAAAGTATATTCTGATGCAAGTGAAAGAGATGTAATAGAATTAAACTACTTAAATGTATCTACACCTTCAGAGTCTAGTGCTTCTGCTCTTTACGAAACTATTATGGACTACATGGAGACTGTAGCAAGTGGATCTTCTTCTCAAACAGAGATTGCTTATAACAATGCTTCTACTCAGTTAGTAGCAGAGAACCTTGACAGAAAAGGTGTGCTAATTGTAAACAAGACAGACGTTGCTTTAACTGTTGAGTTAGGTGATGTTACTGTTGTGTTAAATGAAGGTCTACAAATAGAAGCTGACAAGGCTACATTTATTGAATCAACAGAAGAAGTTAAGTTTATTTGTAACACAGCGACAACAGGGAAAGTTATCGCAGTAGAATATTTATAGTATGAAGGTTAAAGGTGATGGAATATTTTCTATAAACACATCTGCATCGGGTGGTTTTGGTAATGCAGGGATTTCTTTGCCAGAGACTGTTGCAGACGCAGGTGGTGGTGGAGATAATCCTCCAATTACTACTGATTTGAAATTGTATATGAATCCAGATGTTGAGGCTTATTCTGATGCTGGTACTACATTAGCAGTTGATGGTGATAACATTAGACAATGGAACGATCAATCTGGTAATGGTAATACACTAAATCAAACTACTGCATCTTCACAGCCTTTATACAATACTACGGTTATTGGAAATGGAAAGGCATCTATCCAATCGAATGGTGATTTCTTTTTAACAACAAACAACATAGAAATACCTAATACACAAGCTGAATGGACATTCTATGCAGTTTACAAAAGAAGTACTGGAAGTGATGAATATCGTATCTGTACGTTAACCACAAACTCACTTTGTAGAATGGAATGGAGGTCAGTTCATATGATTAGACAATTAACTGGTAGTGGTAGATTTATATCTTTTACTGATGATTTAAATACTAAAATAGTTGCTTATACTTTAGATAGGAACGCTGGTACATCTGGAGAGTTAAAGATGTACGTTAATGGAACATTCTATGGTTCTATGTCTTCTGGTTCTGATTTTACTGATTGGCCTTTAGAATTTGACAAATTATTTAATTCATCATACGGAATAAACTTTGGTAATCAATTATGGTATTTTGATGCACATGATGCTACACAAGTAGAAGAGGTTTCTGATTGGTTAAATACTAAATATTCAATTTACTAATATGAAAGCAATATTATTTACACAAGAATATACAGCTGGTTTTAATGAATTGCAAGAAAGGATTCATCTACATTTATTATCTAAAATTGGAGTGGATGGATTCCATTACTCTGCTGATTGTTGGGCAGATGCTGCAACAGCTTATGTATATGAAGATCAACTTTGTATGGCAATAGACGATTCAGAGCCAAGATACAGATACATTATAGAGGTATTAACACAAGAAGAAATAGATTCAATACAAGACATAAACTTAGAATAATGGCACAATTCGTTACAGCACAGCAAGTTATAAATAATACGTTCACTAACACGAACACAGATACTAACTTAATCAAGACAACAACAATTGAACAGGCTCAAATTAAACACTTGAAGCCTGTATTGACTAAGGACTTATACGACCTTATAGTTACAGAAAATAATGCTTCTAGCTTATCTGCTGCTAATCAAACTATATTTGATACGTATATAGTACCTGCAATGTATTGGTTTGTTAAGTATGATGCTTTAGTAGACGCACATTATAAGTCAAATAGCAAAGGTGTTAACAGATCTTTCGGTGATTTTAACGAGCAAGGTTCTAATGACGAGCTTTCTTATGTAATGACCTCCGCCTTTATGATTGGAATAAAAGTTTTAGAAAGAATGACGACCTATATAGAGGACAACTCAACTAGTTATTCTACGTATAATAGTGGAGAAAATGTTTTAAATGAAGTATCAATTAGAGCAAATATAATATACTAGCATGGCAAAAAATCAACACAGAAATTTAACAGGAGACGCATTACATAACCCTAAAGGCTTTGATGGAGCTTCTAACGGTACTAAGCCAGTTAAAGATGCTACTGGTGCTTTAGATTGGATTACAGAGACTCAATTACCTAAAGCCTTAGACTACGTTTCAGCACAGTCTGCACCTCCAACAGAGGTAACTGGTGATGTTTACTTAATCGACACTACAGGAACAGCCTACGACATTAATACAATAGCTTGGCAGTCAGGTAACACTATTAGAATTGCTTTTAATGGTTCTCCTGATTTAAGTGCTGTAGCTGCTGATGATTACTTTATTACCTCTGGTAATGGTAACGCATCTAACGATGGTACATTTATCATTACAACTGTTAATGATGGTTCTGATTATATAGAAATAACAAATAACGACAGATCTGACGCTACAGATGATGAGGCAACGGATGCTGTTGGTACAGGATATTATACCCTTGCTGAATGGGATGCTGTAAGCAAAGTATCACACGTTACATTTGATGGTAGTATATGGTCGTCTATTACTCCTTCAGAGGGACAATCTTGCTATGATGTGGCTCTTGGTGCTATCAGGGTGTTTGATGGTACTGATTGGAGTTCTTCACTTGCTTCTGGTGGTGTTACTGGAAGTGGTACTACCAATTACTTAGCTAGATGGACTCCAAGTGGAAGTGCGTTAGGTAATTCTGTTGTTCAAGATGATGGAACACAAGTTCATGTTGGTGGTACACCTACAAGTTCTACTATGTTGAAGGTAACTCCTGTAGATAAATATGGTATATATGTAGATTCTGACCAAAATACTACTTCAGTTATATCGGCATACATTGCTGACATAGCTAATACAGGGACAGGTAACATAGAAGCGATTTATTCAACTTCTGCTGGATCAAATGATGCTAGTGCAAATGTTTCGTTGTTTCATTCTAATGGTGTTACAGCAGGGACTCAAGCTAACTCTTATGGACTGTACTTAACAGCACATACAGCAGGTACAGCTAAATGGGGTATCTATCAAGCAGGTGCAAACGATAAGAACTACTTTGCAGGTGCTATGCAGTTTGACACAGCATCAGCAGCGACTGGTTATGTATGGACAGCTACTGATGCAGATGGAAATGGTGATTGGGCGGCAGCTTCTGGTGGAGGTGGTAGCTCTTTTTTTGAAGAAACTACTAGCTCAATTAAAATAGACAACACTGCTACTACTAGAGACATCTTAGAAGTAAGTAGTGGTAGTGGTTCAACTTTAGGTGGTACTTTTTCTGCTGGTGCTTTAATAGTTGGTTCTACTCACACTGCTTCGGGTGGTGGTAGGAGGTTTATAATGTCAGGTTTAAGTAATACTGCTTCTTCTAACTTTATAGAAGGGGGAATTATTTCAGGTAACGCTAACACTTATACTTCGGGTAATTACTCTCATACGTTTGGTGATAGTAACATTATGAACGGAAATACTTCTTTTATTACAGGTAGTAGCAATACTGTTAATGGAGATAATTGTTTTGTGGCTGGAAATGATAATATAACAAACAATAACGACCAAGCTATGTTAGGTTGGAATCAAGAACTTCAAAGTGGCGTCCAACATCAAATAGCTATAGGGCAATCTCAACACTTAACTTCTAACCATAATAATAAAGGTATCTTTTTTGCTATGGGTTCTGCTAGACCAAACATATCTATGGTTAACGGAGACACTCACCTAGCGATGAATATGGCAATGGGTTCTTACAACTCAGGAAGAACTTTAGACGGTGCTGGTATGACAGGTACAGGTGGAGGAGTATTCTACTTTATGAATGGACAAGTAGTAGAGCCTACTGTTAATCTAGGTGACGCTACAGGTATATATGGTAAAGACAGGGCAGCTACCAAATCAGGGATAATTATTAAAGCTGAAGATGGTACGAAGCACTTCTTAGGAGATTTTTCAGCAATCGGAGGAGACGAAACTGACGCAGAAGCTAACAAGACGTTAACTGTAAAAGGAACAGGAACGGGTTCAGGTACTTCTAGTTTAAAGACTACAGACTCAGGTGGTAACGCTACTTTTGAAGTATTAGATAACGGAACTGCAAAGTCAGGAGGTCAAATAGGTTCAAGTGCAGGTGCAACACCTAACACAGAAACACCTTCAGGAACTACTGAAACAATAGATTGGGATAATGGTAACTATCAAGTATTAGATTTAGAAAGTGCTTCAGATAATGTTACATTAACATTATCTAATCCTGTTGCTGGGTTTGCATACTTTATAGAGATAAGACAAGACAGTACAACACCATTAGATGTTATATTTCCATCAAGTGTTAAGTTTGCAGGTGAAACTGCTCCATATACACTAGATGTATCAACAGGTGCTAACGCAGTAGACGCTGTGTCTTTAGCTTGGAATGGTTCAGAGTATATTGCTAGTTTCTCACAAAATCATGGTTAATGTTTTTCTTCAATAAAATAACTGCTCCTAGATGTGCGTCTGTTAAGGACTTAAATTTTGATCCTATTCCAGATATAGGTGATGGATATGATGGTGATTATCCAGTAGACCATTATTGGGAATACGGAATAGGGTGTTGGATAATTAGCTCTAGTGAAATGGGAAGTGCAAAGCAACTTACAGGATTAACACTTAGAGCAGGTAGGTATAGTGGAAGTTATGCTTATAGTCCACAAAACCAATATATTAAAATAGCACATACTACTGACTCTATACTACCTTCAGGCTCAATGAGTCCAACGGGTTCTGGTGCTGCTAATCTTAGTATGTCTAATATACTAAGTATAACAGACGAAACATTAGTAGCAAGTGGTACTTTTTCTATTCCTAATTTAAGTCAAGATGATTATCATACATTTAGTTTTAATGATAGTAATTTCTGCTATAACGGAACAGATAATATTGTAATTTTTTGGATAAACAACTGGGGAGACTACAGTAGCTACAGAGAATGGTGGATGGTAGACAATACTTCAGCAAGCTCTAATAATAGAGGAGCTACTAGCAAGGCAATATACAGTATGCCATCAAGCTTTTCAAGGGATGATGTAAGACCAGTAACAAGGTTTACTTATTAAAATATATAAGATGATAGATATAAACTCATTAATAGCAGATTTAGACACAAAAGGAGATTTTTGTGTTGTAAATATAGACAAACAACAAAACAATAAATATCACCTAGACGTTATTTATGTAAACGTAACAGAAACAGATAAATCTGTTATAGATGATATTGTTAGAAACCACATGGGGACTATAGAAATAAATTCTGCTATAGAAGCAAATACCTATAAATCTTCTAGCATTCAATTATAAACAACAACTAAATATACAAAAATGGCAATAAATAATACAAACGCAATAAGCACTAAACTAGGGTTAGACATTGCATCTACTTACATAAGATTAGAGATATATTTAGGAACAGGTAAACAGGCTGAGATTGGATTTCATGCTTACGCTGATAAAGATGCTTACCTAGCTGGTGAGTCTATGATTAATAACGTATTAGACTTTGATATGTCTAACTATAGTGTAGAGGTCGCAGTAGCTTCTGATGTTAACCTAGATAACTTACACGACCTAGCAATAGCTGAGTTAGTAGAAAGAGGTTTAGATATGGCTAAATTAGCTAAAGCAGACTTGTCATAGGAAACATTTTCTTAAAAATTTAGTATATTGTAATATGGACAAGAAAGAATTAGAATTGGAGAAGGCAGAAGCTGCTCAAGTACCATCTGTAAGCATCCCTATTGCATTATTTAACGACATTGTAACTTATCTATCTGCACACGACTATCGTGAGGTTAGAAACATGATGTTAGCACTAGAGCAAATAGCACAAGATGAAAGTAACAAGTAATTTTCACTTACACGAATTAATAGATAAGGCAACCTACGAGAAGTGGGGAGCTTTTTCTCAGAGATTCCTAGACAAAGACACAGTTCTTCTGTTACAGTTCTTTAGAGAACGTTATGGAAGCACTACAGTTAATAATTGGTATCAAGGAGGTAATCTTCAATTCAGAGGATTTAGACCACCTAACTGTTCTGTAGGGGGATCTTACTCACAACATAAGTTTGGTAGAGGTTTTGACATTAACTGTGTTAAGGCTACTCCAGATGAGATAAGAGAAGACATAATAAAGAACGAAAGTCTTTTTATGGATAAAGGACTTACTAGAATAGAAGATGGTGCATTTGCGCCTACATGGCTTCATTTTGATACCGCATGGACAGCTTCTAGCAAGATTGATATTGTAAAACCTTAAATATTATTATGAAAATCATTTTATTCGCAGAAGCGGCTGCAAAAGTAGCTAAAAGATTTGGTGTTGGTGTTAAAGACATCAAGCACGTAACCAAAGCATTAAAGATTAACAGAGCAGACACTACAGAAACTCCAGCAGGTGAGCTAGACTACAGTAGACTTTTAGGATTTATTACAACTGTTGTATCAATCATCGCAGGGGTAGCATACTCTTTCGGAAAGATAGATCAAGAGGTTTATGATAAGTTAATAAAAGTTTTAGTAGGATAAGGCTGTATGAGTAAGTGGGCAATTTACAATGACTTTATTCTATCAAATAAGGATAAGTCAAAGTCTGAAATAGCTAGAATGGTCTATACCGAGAATGGTTTAGATCCTTCTACTTTTCAAGCAATCAGAAACTACATTAAAAGATTTCTTAACAAGCAAGACAATTCAGCTATTGAAGCTTACTGTGAGGCTAAGGGTATTCCAACTTCTAAAGTGGATGCGTATTGGCATAAAAGTGAGTTTAATGGTGAGGACTTTTCTGTTAGAGTATCAGAGAATGAAGTTTCAGGATTATCACAGGAAGATATTGAATCTACCGTTAGAGACGTTCTAAGCGATTATAAGCCTATTGACGTAGTTTCACATGACATAGCCTTTGAAAGTGCCTTAAAAGTCGTGTTAAGCGATATTCACGTTGGTTTAGATCCTAATCCACAAGGTAATTCATTATTTGCTTATGAATATAATGAAGAAGTATTCAATCAGAACTTAGATTCTGTCTATGATAGTATCATACAAGAGTATAAGGAGAATGGTACGTTTGAATTATTCGTATTAGATGACTTAGGTGAT